TTGTAAGTTCCCTCTACTACACGCTGAACTGTTTCCCACCACCTCTCATTTTTGCCACTGTCTTTTATTCGGCTATAAGTACGCATATAGACTAATTCACCTAAACCATTAAATCCAAAAGGAGGTTTTTTTCTCTTATATTTATTTATAAAGTTTTCTGATAAAGAAAATCCACTCATATTATTCCTCCCGTACTGAAGCACTATCCTCTAAAAGAAACTTATATTCTTTAGAAAATATCACTCTTGCTATTGGGTCCCCAGGCAATAGAGTTATTGGATAAGGCCCTGTGTTAGAAACTACTATGCAGACCTCTGCACCGTTTGTGGAAGTATTTAGTACTCCAGATTTAATAGACAGCGTATGCTCCAAAGCTACGTCCCTAATATCATATATTTTTCCTACGTACCCAGACGGGACATCCAGCGCTACCCCGGTCTTTATATTCTTTACCGTTTGGCCAGCAACCACAACCTTCTCACTCACGTAGAGACATACTTCTGATTGCCCATCCTCACTACATACTGGGTCTACTGCTTTAGAATTTAGTTTCTTGTATTTTACTTTCATTGTTCTTTTAGCCATTATTTTTTCTTGGTTAATTTAAAATCATTATTAATTTAATATTTTGTGTAGGTATTAATATCGTGTATGGTGTAGGCTCCCCAAACTCTTTTATAAGTTTTTCGTTCGTATGTGGTTTTAACATCACAAATGTTTCATTATAACTCACAATATGCCCTACCCCTCCACCTACAAGAGAGTCGTGTACTATTTGTACTACGTTTTTCTTTTTTACTATGTCTTCTATAAATCGTAAATCCATGTGTCTTTGTCGGTTAGTAATGTTAAATAGTCGTCAGTTTCCACTAACCACTCTTCTTTAAAGTCCGCGTATGGTATGGATTTTCTACCGTCACCATACCAGTACTTTGACACCAACGATATGGGCGTCACAAATGCACGATTATGCATTTTTTTAAAGTGTATGAGAAAGAATGCCAAACCTCCAAGCTCCTCCACTAGTTCTAAATACATGAGCTGATGTTGCTTTATATTCTTTAACGGAAAGGAAGTCTTAATTTGAGTTTCCTTTGCGTCAAACGCTACAAACCTTCCATCTGGCGGCACTAGTCCTGTGTAATCAACTGTACTAGTCTGCGCTATTAAACCTTTTCTTGTATAAAGAATAGGAACTGGCACTTTCAATATAAGGGCTTTCTTCTTCTTTCTATATTTCCAATTGGCTGCGTTAGCAGATTTTTCTAGTTCGTTAGCTTTCATTTTTTATTTAATAGTTATGTCGTATCTGTAAGTTTCAGCGTGCTGTAAGAGCATATTCCAATATTTAGATGATACGTCTATTTTTTTAACTCATATTTTTGTTTTGACGGTATATTTGTATTATATTTCTGATTTAAATATAAATTCGTATTAGATGATACCCCAAGTTTTTTTAGCAATTTTGGTATGTCATGCTCCAGTTTATAATATTCTGGAATAATTTTAGATATTTTTTTGCTCCAATTCGCGACATGAAAAATTGCCTGCTCCACTGGATCTTGCACTTTTTTTAGTTCTGGCAGATGCTGTACTAAAAACGAATAATGAGGATCACTTTTTTTCATAAAAAATTTTCTAGTTACTCAGCTTTCAATCACTTTCACTGGATTTCTTACCACATGAAACTTTGGGATATCGTAATTTGCTAAAAAAGGAGCTGCTAACCAACTAACATCACAATCATAATCTTTAATATTCTTTAAGGTATCTTTGGTATGAGTAAAAACAGCTTCATGCCCACTTTTAAACCCGTTCAGCTCTAAAGTTTTGTAAGTAAAACCGGTTCCAGATCTCCCTGTTCCTGTAATTATAAATTTCATACTATCTCCCCTGTAATTTAAGTTTCTAGTTAGTTTATTTTCGCTTTATAGCACTGAGTATCCTTTCTCTGCCTCTGGGTAAATATAGTGACTGGCTTTCTTGCTCAGTAACTCTTCTAAAGAATTACAAAGTTCCATCTCGCGTATCCTATTCGTATCATCTACTATGATAGGAACACGTACATTAAATATATCAATATTTTTTAAAAATCCTATCCTTCCAATACTTCCAGGAGGCCCATCTATTACTATCAGATCATAATTTTTTGGCAAAGTATTTTTTAAAATAGACACATCATACCAAGAATAATCGTTATACTCTCTTATAGGCGCATAAATATAGTTGCTATCTTTGCAAAAGTTTACCCATTCTTTATTATGTTCTATAGAGTACACCTCATAGTTTTTAACTAATTCCTTAGTACCTGTACCGCTACCTAACTCAAGTATTGTGCTTCCTTTCGGTACTAATTGCTCTATGTGATAAAGAAGTTCTTCACTAATAGCCCATCCACCTAAATTTCTTTTATCTATCATTTATATCTCTGTAATTAATTGTTATCTTTTTTATCAACTCTTCTGCCTCTACCAGCTCTTTGGTGCTCTGTTGTCGATGATAGCACTTTATCTACCCATAAGGCGTTTCTTTCTCCCCATCTCCCCTTCATAAGATCGTGTATGAAATGAAAATCTCCACACCCCTTATCTGGAAATAACGTACTTTCTATAAAAGATTTCTTTACTATGAACCCTATCATGGATATTTGTCCTAAAACTAACGGTTTTTTCCAGTAGCTATTGTTTGGAACTGTGCCACCAGCAGCTCGTACCTTCCAAAAAATTATATCTTTTTTATGCTCCAGTAACATACCCATTGCTGTAGACAACGAATCTTTTGATGTATAGTAATCATCATCATCTAGAAAACATACATAATCATTATTAGGAACCATCTCCATAGCCACATTTAGATATAAGTTATAATGTTTGAAATCTTCTTTTTTTAATTTTAAAAGTTTAACATCATTATAAGAATTTACGTAAGTATCTAAAGGATCGTCTGACGTAACTAAGTGTCTTATATATGGGTATGACTGTTCTTTTACGCTACTATAGCACGTACTAAAAAATTTCGGCCTACCAGACGTTCTTGTAATAACGTGTAGTGTTGGGAGCATTTGTGTGTACCCTACTTTGTCAATTAATAAGTCCCAGTAAGTCATGTTATTTATTAAAAGGTTTTTTAAACTTTTCTTGACCTGGAAGTCCGCCTCATTTTTGAATGAAGTACCTCCTATTAGAGCTAAAATCTTTATTCAAGTTCGGGTCTTTTTTAATTGTCATTGACTTTCGATAAACCAAGGGATCCAGGCCTTTTATATTACTGTGCTCTGTATCATTTAATTTTAATCTATAAGCGTAATCATTGTCCTCAAAATAAGCGGGATAAAATTTAGTGTCAAATAACCCTATTTTATTGATGCACTCTTTAGATATAAAGAAACATGACCAACATGCCCCCATAGTCAGCACGTTGTAATCTCCAACCTCATCTAGTACGGACTGTACTTGACTAAGACTTTTGCCCCATATTATATCGTCGTTTAGAATAGCTAGGTGACCTCCAGTAGAAGCGAATTTATTTATAATATAATTCCAACTAGCAGACACCCCTAAATTTTTTCCAGGTTTATGTATGTGGGTTTTATCCTTTAAATTATTAGGTATATTAAAATTTTGATTTCCATTATCTACTATTATAACTTCTTGTACATCACCCATATTTTTTGAGATATCTTGCAAGCTCTCCTCCAATAAGTCAGCCTGATTAATAGTAGGTATACCTATTGTTAATTTCAGTTTTTCTACGCTATCGTATTTGTATTTTTTTGACAACGAAGCCCATATACTCATATCAATGACCTTAGTTATTAAAAGCTTTTCTTGCGTCAATTATTTTTTGTATTGTATCTATAAGGCCATCGTCATTACCACTTATAGCAACATATGAATTATATAAATTATTAACAATACTTACAGTCTCAGAAAAAGAAGAACTAGAGTCCACTACTCCTAAAGTTTCTAATAACTTCTTCTCTTTTTTTAAGATATTTTCCTCTTGTTCTTTAACAGAGGCTTCTCTACCATCAATTTCTTCTGCTTTTTCTTTCAGACCGTTTTCAATTAATTTTAATTTATCTTCAGCTTCCTTTATCTCTTTCTCATTCATATTAAATATCTTTTGTTTTTTAATTTAAAAAAGGCGGGCATAAAATACACCCGCCTATAAACTGCTTTGTTACAAGATACTACTCAAATAAACTTGCCCCAGTCAGCTCTTCGCCCTGAGTAACTTCTCTATATTTAGATAAAGGGTTTGTAGGGTTACCGTTTGGAGTCTTCCCCGGCTCGGTGTACGCTGATACTTTCAATCCAACAAGTCCGGCTGCTATATCGTTTGGTTCTACATCTTCCTGAGTAACTAGATCGCTACCAGCTGCTCGTAAGAACCCAAATAAGAATCCATAAGCTTTAGGAGTCAAAACAAAATTGCTCCATAATTTCCTGTTCTTAAAGCTACCTTCTGTTACGTGAAATGTAGTTTTTATCATCTCATTACCAGTCGATGCTGTCGTTAACTCAGCGTTTTCTACTACTAAGTTATAACGTCCTTCTGGCAACGGTTCGAATCCGTCCCCACTCTTCTGAGTTTCTCCTACTTCTTTAAAATTAATACCCATTATTTATTATTGGTTTTAGTTGTTAAGTCTGACAATAGTAACTCGGCTTCATCTTGCTTAAGATCAAGTACGCTAGTTACCATGTAATCAGCTTTTAGTTTCTTTTTTAAATCCTTTTGGTCCATGCTGCTAGCAGCTTTCTCAAGTTTCTCTAAAGTATCTGCCTTTACACCAGCCGTCTTTAGCTCTTTTCCTTTGTACTCTATGTCAACACTTCTACTCATACTTTCATTCTGCTCTAAGTTTTGTTGTTGATTGAATACTACCGCTTCCCTTTCTAAGCCTTCTATCCCAATATATTGGGTGAAAGATTTGTAATTAAATTCGAACTCATGTGGAAGTTTATTAGTCCTATCTTTTACCATTTTAGCCATGTGATTACCGTTTTCATCTGTGTATAATTCAAGCACAATATCAAAATGATAGGGCAAATCTTTAGGCCCTTCTGGAGTAGTTCCTATTACTTGCATAAATTCATCTTTGTCTGTACTATACAAAGGTTTGGATTTAGCTGTAACTATTATATTCATATCTAACGAAAGCATCTTTGTTATTAAGATTTTAACATCAGACTTGATAAACTTGTAGTCAAGTGGCCTAATTTCATAATTAGGGTTACCTGACTTTACTCGCATTTTAGCTACTTGTTTTTCTATGATAGAGTCGTATAAATTACTAAACGAATCAATTACAAAAGTTTTAAAACCTGTAGGATCCTTTAGTAGCTCATCTACTGCTTTGTTTACTTGCTTAGGACTCACTGTTTGGATACGGTGGAAGTCGAAGTACTCCCCGTAATGCTCAGTCCCTCTTTCTGTGTCGATAACAGCCGGCTTAGGAAAGTGTAAACTTACTACAGATTTTCCAGTTCCAGATGCACCATACACAAGCATTTTTAGCCTCTCAGCTCTAGGCTTCGCTTTTTCAAATAAGCTCATTAGTTTTCTTGGTTATTTTTGTTCTACTTTATAAAAGTATAATTTTTTGATATTAAGTACGCATTATACGTTGCTTGAACATCTCTTAAACAGTACTCTTTTATTTCTTGTATTCTTCCGTCTCTGTACGCAACGGAGACGTTTTCTGCTGTTATTTCTTCTTCTTTTGGAGACGGTATTCCTAGATGATCACAAGTTAGTCTTAGGCTTGCACCTTTAAATCTATCATAGTCAGCCATGATAACGTGAACATCCCAATGAGGGTACTTGAAGAATTTTTTAGTATTTAAAAAGCTTTGGTTTGTAGCTTTCAAGTCATGCTTCATTGATCTTTTTATAATCCAAGGCACGTCAAAAGACAGTCCGTTGAATGATATGAACAGACCTCTAAAGCCTGACACTATTTTCCAAAATCTAGATAAAATATCTTTCTCATCCCCCACTAATCCTATAGTATCGTATTTCCCATCTGAAGTTGTTTTCATGAGACCTATACACACTATTTCTCCAAAATATGGATTAGTTCCCATTATTAAAGACTTAGCTGATTCGTATTCCTCAGCGGTAGGTTCGTCGGAATTAGCAAACCTTCTCTCTAACTTTTTATCCAACTCGTATTGTTGAATATCTGTTAGTTTTGTTTGCGGTATTGTTTCTATATCGAAAGTAATAGTTTCCATTTAATTTTATGATTTTTAGTTATATTAATTTTATTTACTTCTCTCTTTAATATAACTAATTCATTTAATTAAAGCAACAACGGTTCTGATAGTGGTGCTACTAAAAACAAACTTTCAAACCTTGGAAAGGTATTTTTCATCAATTCTAATACTATGTCAGGAGTGTTAGTCCTAGAACTCAAGTGTCCAAATGCAATCCATTCTACTTTTTCTAGGTTAACATCATTTTCTATATACTCTGATATTTGATGGTTACCTAAATGTCCGAAAGGACCTGATATTCTCATCTTAAGTAGCTCATCATATTTTTCATAATCGTCCAGCATCTGCTGGTCATAGTCAGCCTCTAGAAAGTATGCGTTACAAGACTCTAAAGCTACTCTCATTACTTTTGATATACTACCTGAGTCAGTTAAGTATCCAAACTTTTTATTTGAGGTAGTATCTGTAATTGTATATCCTAAACTAGCTTTACTGTCGTGTTTAGTAGTATATGCTTTTACTAGCATATCTCCTACTTTAATCTCATCCCCACCTCCTATGAATTGTACATCACAATTTTTAAATATTTTTTCCTTTGCAATGAATGATTCCTCTGGTATATAAATAGGGCATCCTTGTTTCCTTCCTACAACCCCTGCTCCTGCAACATGATCATGATGTTCATGCGTTATAAAAAGGGCTGATATTTCTAAGTCATCTTCTTCAGATGCCTCAAGTATTCTCTTGTAACTAACTCCTGCGTCTATTAGCAAAGTAGCCTCCGAAGAGGCCACTTTACAACAATTACCAGAGCTGCTACTATACAACGGGTGTATTTCCATTATAAATAACCTGGTTTTACTATTATTACTCGTACAGACCTACCGCGCATTTTTCTTGACTGTACTGTTTTATTATATATCATTCCATTCTCATAAAGCTCATGTATTATAGCTTTCTTTGTGTGAGTTAAACTTTCATTTGAAGCTCTTAAAAATGACTGTATTTCTTTAAAAGCTAAGTTAACTACTAAGTACCCTACAGGTTCCTTAGTCTCTTTGTGCGATCCCCAGTACCCGATTATAGGTGTATGGTTATTTTCTTCGACATCCTCCATATAATTTGGTAACATCCTTACCTTGTTGCTGGACATTAATTCCTGTAAACCTTTTAAAAATCTATCAGATGCCAACTCTTCTGCAGCTTCCGATGCTACGTCCATGATTTGTACATCAAGAATACGCATAAAAGTTTCTTGCGCTTCTATTGCCTTTTTCTTACTCCAAAGAAAGTCCGATATAAATTTAAAACTTGTTGCTAACAATGAAACATTTCTAGCTATTCTAATATCGTTTGACTGCCCGCCTACTTTCTTATAAAAATGATCCATATTATCTTGCATTACTTTATTTAATAGTACAGGTGCTACATTAAATAAATGGTGCATATATCTAGCCGTAAATCCTGGGTAGAATTTTTTCATCTCTTGGATTCTTTTACCACGAACCATGTCTTTATACTTTGTGTTACACGTAACTGGTATTAACCTTGCAAGATTTGAAGCTTCACCGGACGGTGTATCCTCACCAGTGGATGCTAGCCACCCTTTGACAACGAATGTTTTTGCTAGTTCCATATTAGCATTCATCCTTGACCTAGCTGTGTTATCTGCGTAGTTTTGCATAAGGGTTAAGGCACCATCAAAAGCTCCCGGCTTATTGAACATTCTCTTTTTAAAGTCATCAATCATAAATAAAGAATCTTTCATAAAATACCCTATCCTCCCCAAGGAATTAGCTGTGGAACTCCAAGTCGGTACAGAGTCAAACTCACCGTAAAAGTTTTGGAATGCTTGCATTGTATATGACTTTCCTGTTCCTGATTCCCCTCTAACAAAGTAAGTAAACTTTGTTCTATCTCCTTCTAAAAACGGGAATAAGATTGGTAAGAATGTAAAGGATAAAGCACCATAGGTGACTTCTTCATTTACAACTTTTATTAAATCCTCTTGTATATGTTTTTTTAATGCGATAAAAGTTTCATCGTCTATTTTTTGTAGATCTAAACACTCCGCAAATTCTTCCCCTTCTAAGCTAACCAACGTGTCGTCATTACTTCTTATACCGTCTTTATCTACAATAACTGACGGACTCATATACTTGTACGGATACTTATCGCTGCCCTTTAAATCATTAAATCCAAACTGCTTTAGTATGAATACAGGCTCTGCATCTGCATACTTTTGAATAGCAGTTTTAATAGATTGTATATTATCTATTAATAGTTTATTTGGCCCTAAAGCCTTATAGATGAAAGCTTTTAATTTCTCGTCATTAGAAAAGTCATCCGAAGAAATTTCGAAGTCTATATCATCCTTCTTCTTCTTTATAACCCCCTCAAATAATCTTTTGTCATACTCAGGCATGCCTGTACTAATTGTAGTATCTTTAGTTATATCCATTGTAAAACTTGAAAGTTTTTTTATTTTTGTATCTTCCTTACCTGGAAGTCTTTCGTAATATGAGTTCCCTCTCTGAAAAAGAAAATCTGATTTATCTAAAGCATTTATATCAACTTCTTTTTCTTGGGTGGACCAGTGGTAGAAAGCTATAGGACTTTTTGCTCTTCCAATAGCCGAGCATTTTTGAGAACAGATGCTACCATACTTTCCGTCTTGAAGCTTTTCACACGTTATAGGAAGGTAACCTTCTCCCTCTTCACGCATCTTTGTCTTCATAACTCCTATATTCTTTTTTGTCAACTCCGAATCATAGTTCTTCATTCTGCTAAAGAAGTTTTGTGTGGCGTATCTTTCAGCCTCCTTCCCCATATTAGTAAACATGTACCCAACTATTTCGTTAAAAAAGTTAGGGGACTCTTCTTGCTCTAAACACGTATCCCACATATTTTGCAAAGCTTCGCATTTTTTTAGAGGTTCCGTATAAGGGGCTGACTCATTAGAAAATGACATAGTATCAGCGTAGTCAATAGTACTTACTGATAAATTATCTATAAATTCACTAAAGACTTTAGACTTATGATGATACCCGTTCGGCCCTTTTACGAGATTTCCAAAAGATCCTTTATTTACTTGAGTTTGTTTAGGGAATATCTCCCACTCAATCCCGTTTGCGGTAGGGCGCATATTTGAAAATATACTTTCAAAACCACTCTTTATGATACTAGACGGAACCGGATTTTCAAAGAAAACCCATACATGGTAACCTTTATTTCCTGAAAACTCAATATAAGATGGTATCCCCTTATTGCTAAGAAGTTTTTTTGAAATCTCTGCCTGTTCTAATAACTTATCCTTCCAGTCTTCGATATTAAAACTTTCACTACTCCACACTGATTTAGTTAGGTCTATGTCTAAGCAAGCCCATTTAATGGTATTCTCTTCCGGCTTCACTTGGTACAATCCTATTGTCTGTCGTCCAGTCAAATGTGCTTCTATTATATCTTCATCAATAGGCTCTTTTACTGGAATATAAGAACCTTTTGTCTGCTGTATAGCATAGACATCGTCCCTGTGGACGAAAAGTTTTTTAAATATATCTGTACTAATTTTTCCCATGTATTCTCACTTCGTCCCAAAAGACTTGGTTGTTTTCGATTAATTGTTTTATATGTTTTTGCTTTTTTGATAACCTAGACTTACCAGATTTTACCTCAATAAAAGTAATCTGATTATCTCCATAATGTATATAGTCTATTGGCTGCCCTAAGAATTTTACTTGCTTTGGGTCATAAGGAAAGTTATCTAAGAAGGGGGCTAGCTGTTCTGCTATATGGCCCGTAACTACTTCACTGCTTTTCTTCTGTGATAAAATCTTAGAGTATTTAGCCTTTAGACTTCTTACAGTCTTTATAGTATAGTATGTATTTAAACTTAGAGCTATAATTGAAATTATTAAAAAAGCAATTAACATTTTTTATTTTGATTTTTCTGTATTGTCACATAAGAAGTTACAGAAAACTCCGCACCTTAGCCTACCGTCTGGAAAAATATCAGCACTCCCTTTTTGCTTCTCAGACCAGGTATGAAAAAGATGAGGCTTATCTAGTGGGCATCTTATATGATTTATTTTATAAACTGCACGTCTCAAGTTCTGTGGCTTGTTTTGTAATTTACCTATAACAAGTTTTTGCTCAAGATACTCTCTGACTTTAGTTACAGATCCCTCTACGTTATCAGTAGTCTTTTTTATTATGGACTCAATTTGTGAGTTTGATAACTTAATTTTTATTTTATCTGGAGAAGACTTAGACAACAGTTTATTAACCTTTTCTCTTAGAATGTCCACAGGTTTCATTGATATATCTGGACGTCCGCATCCCATCCTATCCGCCACACGTAAATCAAGTAAATTGTGTATATTATTCTCTCCGACTTTAGCAATCAACTTCTTTACTGATGCTTCTGATTTTCTAAAAGATGCATCAAATAGATGATTCCTTATTAGAAGAGTGACTGTCTCTATAATAGAACTAGGATACCCCCACTGTGTTAGTATTTTCTCAGCTACGAAAGCTCCAACATTTTCGTGGTTATAAAAATGCATCCCAGTATTAGTATACACCTCAGTAGCAGGCTTACCTATATCATGCAACAGTGCGGATGTTCTTAGTAGTAGGGTATTTGAATGGTTCAATGGCACAGAGTCAAGCGCATACATAATATGCTGGTATAAGTCTAAGTTCTTTCTTTTATTACTTTGCTCTATACCTACACAAGACTTTAATTCAGTAAACAGCTCTTCGTCTAGTTTAGATTTGACCATCAGTGCAAAAAATCTGCTTGGCGTTTCGCACCTAGTAAGAACCTTTTTAAACTCGTTAAATATTTGTTTAGAAGGTGCTCCAGCTATCTTTAACTTATTATCTTGCACAGCCTTTAACGATGTGTCATCTATTTTCCAAGATTTTCCTAATATGCTACATAGAGATATAGCTCTCAGTAATCTAACCTTAGATTCAAGTATTCTCTGGTAAGGGTCACCGACAAACTTTATAGTCTTATTATTCAAATCTTTAATCCCGTCGTAAAAATCAAACCACTCATCTTTTAAAGGGTTGAAATAAAGGGCATTCACTGTAAAGTCTTTAGATGCCGCATCATCCTCCAAATTATCTGTAAAAGAATAATTGTAGTAAGTATTTTGTAACTTAACTTTTTTTAACGGGTACAAACAATACTCTCTATCTTTGTACTTTATAGTTACAGATGTATCATACTGGTTTATTCTTAGTATCTTCGGGGTTAGTGCAGCACGGAGTTCTTTTAAGTTAGCTCTTATAGCAACATCAAATCCGCTTGGCTCCACACCTAGATATATGTCTCTGGCGGTTCCGCCGCAAAGCCAAGCATCGAACCCGTAAGAATTGAGCATCTTTATAATTTGAGTTCCCATTAGTCTTCTCTCACCATCCCGTCTACACCAAATTCTACTTCACACCAATCAGACACCATACTTATGTTATAAGCTCTTGACCTTATAACATGGTTTTCACAAACAGTAGTAGCGTGACATTTAGGCCACTCTTCTTTTATTTGGTTACGTATAGATTCATCATAGCACTCTTTTCTACTCTTGTTTATTTTTTTTAATTTCATTTTAGTTACTCCGCAATTCCCATGTTTTTTTATTCTTGTGAATGACATAAAATATTTACAGTTACCGCACGTCTTCACAATCCTAAAATTGGGTCTGTTTTTTAAATCGTCGTTATTTTGAGGTGTCCCTAAATCACTGAAGTCATATTTATTACTCATAATATTATATAGTCTTTCCTTGTAAATGATCATACTCATGTTGAATAATAGTAGGTAGGTAGGTAAGGTTTCCGTACATCTTCATACTACGCCGCTGCTCTGCATCTTCTAGAGTATAGTATGATATTTCAACGTTTTTTCTTCTAATAACCTTTTTAGGTTTTTGACCAGGGTAGCTGAGACAGCCCTCTTCTGACTTGTACTTTTTACCCGTCCCATTCACAGTCGGGTTAATAAATTCCTTCCACTTCCAGCCGTTTCCGGTGTCATCGAGTACTCTAACTACAAACACTGATAAAGGTGGGGACTTCTTATCCCAAATTTGATTAGATGCCAGACCCAAACATTTGTCAGATACAGACTCTGCGGTATCCTTCAAATCATTTACGATATCAATCGTGTCTTGGTCCCATACTTTAGAGTCATTGCCAGTAACTGGCATCACCAAACTTCCGTTTGTAGTTTTACAGTCTGTACTTTGTTGTTTTAATTTTAAATTATCAAATGTATTTATCTTTTTAATCATCAGAACTAAACTCCCTCATAACTTCGGAGTTATAGTTTGTAATTTCAGATAACATACTTTGTGATTTAGGTAGAACCTCTATTGTACCTGATATAGACACATAGTATTGCCTGTCTCCTATCTTTTCTAACTTATTTTTTACTTCTGTATTTTTGCTGTCATCATGCGACAAAGATTTTATTTCTTTCATGTTTAGTTTCCTTTGTTATAACTTCTTAAAAATTTTATTTCTATGGTATCCCTGATACTTTAATATATCAATTTTTTGATCAATAAAGTCAATTATTTTTGCTTTTTTCTTTCCTTTAGACATCCTCATCAGTCTTCCGGCAGCTTGTCTAAGTTTGACTTCCGACTTTATAGGTGCACAAAGATATAATATTTCCAGTTGTGGAATATCTATTCCAGTCGAGAACAAACCATAAGTAGAGACAACAATTTTTTTCTCTCCAGCGTACAGTTCACCCATCACTTCTCCTCTCTTTTTCTTAGTCATTTTTGATGTTAACATCACGCTCTTATCCCCTAATGCGTGATTCAGGTATTCTACTTGTGATATTCTAGTACAAAGTAGAATACTGTACTTATCTTTATTTTCGTCACTTATTACGTAGTCTAAGATGAAGTCGTTTCTATCATCATCCTGCGATAGATCAGTAATCATCTCTTGATACTCCTGTGTAGAAAACATTTGAAATTCATACTGAGTTTTTACCTGCTCTACCTCAGGTGTAATTAAGAAATTCTCTAGAGCAGACTTAGGTACTTTATGTATTATAGGTCCGGCTGCAAAGTGTATCACTTTAGTTAGGCCGTCGTCCCTTCTAGGTGTCGCTGTAAAACCGAATTTATACTTTGCACTAATATTATTCATGGTTCTAAACCAAGTTTCAGCGCCAACGATGTGAATTTCATCTCCAATAACTTGTCCAAATCTTTCGTTTACTATTTCAAATTTATCTTTTTTTAACTTAGACATAGTTTGGTGTAACCCTATAGTTATAGGTTTTACTTCGAACCTACCATCACCTATAAATCCTATATCATCTTCATTCAGATTAGAAAATTTTACAAACGATTTTATAGTTTGATTCGCTAACTCAAGCGTATGCACGAGAATCAATGTAGGTTCCTTTCTTCTCAAGGTTAAATTAACAAAACATATTGTTTTACCTGACCCAGTCATCGCTTCTACTATTCCTATACTCTTACTCATACAGGATGTCACTATATCTTCCTGGTACCCCCTTAACTTGCCTTTAAACTTAAAGTTAGAAAAGTAGTCCGTTTTAGGGTTACTTAGTCTCTTGTCATGAATATCAGATCCATCTACTTTTATCTCGTGCGAGCGGGCTATTTTAAGAATTTCTCCTAAAGCTCCTACGGGCGCTATTAATAAGTTATCGTTATCATTACCTGTTTCATAGTACTTTAGTGATGAGGGAATCCCCCAGTTTTGTAACCCTAAGTCCAACCTCTTGTGAAAAAGAGGATTACTTATAGTTAAAAGTTTTTTTATATCGTCTTGAACCTCTTTTGGAAATCCAAGAATAGAAACTTTGTTTTTTATTACAATTAGTATCTCCATAATCCTCCATTTTATTTTTATTTTAAAATAATAGTAGGAGGCATTAGACAATCACACCTCCCTATTTAATTTAGGCTCTTACGCCATATTTCTTATGATAGCCCTATTCAACTATCCTCATGTGTACCCTTCTTATGCGTAGTCTAAACACAATTCACCACACAGTCACAGCAAATACCTCCGTCGTGATGAGGTCCTAGGCACCTGACACTCTGCTGGTTGAGTCAGGCAAAAGTGAATTTTACGGCTCACCTTACCATTGTTCTTATACCAAATTTTGAGTAAATATACATTGATTTGACGGTGTACAATGTTTATATTTTAAGTATAAAGAAGTTAATTAATAAAACATGATAAAATAAATCAGATAAAAATATATGAATTTTTTAGAACAGGTATTTGAAAATGGCTACGCTACAAAAGAGGTAGAATTAGCTAATGGGAAGATAAAAGTTAGTTTGCAGAATTTATCTGCTAAAGACCAGTTAATAATAGAAGACAGTATGAGCGATGTTACAGGATCTTCTGCTTTTGTGCTGCATACTTACAGTCTAATGCTGTTATCTTTTACAGTAAAGAAATATAATAAGCATTCATTTAAGTCTACAGACGAAGCAAAAGACTTTCTTGAAAATCAACCAAGTTTTGTATTAGATAAACTTACTAAAGAGCACTCGGAATTTGAAAAGGAACTTGGTGAAGCTATAACTGGAGAGGAGATCGAAAAAACTTTTTTCGAAACAAGCTCAATGCCAAACGACTTAGAGCAAAAGTCAGGGGAATTGAGCTCGGGGAAAGAGGAAGCTTAAAAGAACTTATTCTTTTAAGTGGCCTAGACCGCGACATGCAGGGTGAATATCTAAAAACAGCGATAATTGCTAAAGCTGCTACCCTTGACACTGGATCTTCGGATCAAGTACAAAAATTTAATGACTTACTAAAGAGATACTATGATAATGTATTTTTTGTAGAAGATTCACATAAACAGGATGATGAAATTACAAAAGATAACATAGACGATAAGCTGAAAGGTTTCAGAGGACTTTTTAAAGGAAAATCTTTGGGAAATGTTTCTAAGAAGGGAACGGACGTAAAGGACGAAGATTTTAGTAATATTAATATAAAAGATATGGGCAATTATACGGAATAGTAGTTATGGCGGAAAAAGTATTAAAGTATAAAATTGAGCTAGATAGCTCTGACTTAGCGGGTCAACTGGACAGTATAAGAGAAAGAGTCTCTCAGGCTGTAAACTCCCAGTCTGGAGGGGCTTCTACCTTTTCTTCTTTAGGAGGAGGGGCCGCAACTCCATCAGGATTCGCAGTTACAGCGCCATCATTTGCTGTACCAGAAGTTCTCCAGTCAACGTCGCAGTTTCAAAACACTTTTGCTAATACAGTAAATAACTCTTTAAATGAAGTAAAGGACTTTGCGTCTAGAATTTCTGATGTAGCACAAGTCGGGTTTCAACGAATGTCCGGAAGTATGGCGACAAATGCTGGAGACTTCTCACTATCAACTCGAGAGCAGAATATCTCTAACTCATCTTTCCTAGGACAAGCTATGGGAGGACTAGGGGCAGGGTACGACCCTAACTCCTCTGTAGGTTACAATGAGTATAGGTCAGCGAATGCAGACCAGTTTGCTCGATCTGTAACAAATTTTGGTATGGATAACTTCAGTAAATTTAGTGGAGCCCTTGGAGGCTTAATGTTGGGCGGTCCTGCGGGTGCTGTTATTGGAGGGCTTGCGGGGTGAGGACAAGATTTAGCTAAACAAGCAGTAATGTCCCCAGCTAGACAGGCAGAGAGCCTAGCAGGAGGTCTGCAATCATTGGCATCTAGTTCATTTGGAAATATGAGCATGGATGATGCTATAGGAATGGCAAATGGAATTTTAAGTAGGCCGAATGGAGTAACTGATAGGCTTCAGGGTATAGATAGTCAAGTAGCCCAAACAGCTATCATGGATTTTGGAGCTGCTGGTGGATTCAAAGGGGTCAGCAATGCAGAAGAATTTAGAAAAGAAGCAGATGATGTTGTTAGTAACTTAAGATTATTTCAGAATGCTTTTAATACTACTATGCAAGAGGCCACACAGATAATGGCATCTATAAAACAATCTGGAGTTCAGGGAACTGACGGTATAGGGGCTTGAGGAGCGCAGTTTGCAGGAACAGCAAGCTCTATGGGCCAGTCTCCCACCCAATTTTTAAATACCGTAACCCATGCTGGGAATGAGATGCAAGCTATGGGTCTTTTAGGAGCACAAAATTTAGTAAACCCAGCACAATCTTTCCAGTCTGGGTTAGAAAGTATTCTTAGATCTGGGGCACAATATGAAGGTTTTGCAGGACAAATCAATAAAGGTATGAGTATGGGTGACAGAGCAAGTATGGTATCTAGCAGTCAAAATGCGGCTATGATGCAAGGTCCAGGCTCTTTAGGTTTTTGGCAAGCAGCTGAGTTTGGGACGTCGGGTAATGTTTCAATTATGCCTAGAGATGTACTAAATAGCGCTAGCTCGTTAATGCAAAATCCTATGAATGTGTTGTCTTCTATGGCAACTCAAGGTATGAACGTTCAAGCCATGGGACCGCAAAATAGGGCGGATGCTGCTTTATCTGACGTAATAGGATTTTTTGAAAGTACTAATAGAAGTTTTACTCCACAAGCATTCTTAGGTGCTACAATGCTTATGAAAGGTGTTGATGCAAGAACAGGAATGGGTATGATGATGGATGCAGCCTTTGGAGCAGAGAACCAAAATTTACAAACAGTGGCTGGAGCATATAATGCTTACCAAGACTTAAATAGTTCGTCTAGATCCGGACCAGTGACTCGTGGAATAGCCACAGCTTACGAAGGTATTAGCACAGCAGTGGACAGGGTTTTTGCCCCATTAGGGGCATTAGGAAGATCCATGGTGGGCGGTGGACGAGATTTTACAGAAGGTTTAGCAGACTGGTGGGGGAATAAAACCACGACCAAATTTACTGGTAGGTATACCGAGAAGCAGTTAAAACAAGGTATAGACATACTAACAGCATCAGACCCTGTATCGGAAGCTATCAGGGGTTCTGAAGGATACCAGGATGCTAAGGAAGATTATATAGGGTCTATTCTAGGTGAAGCGGTTTACCGCGAAGGGGAGTCTGAAGTCTATGCAACCCAAGACAAATCTGGGAGGGCCGCTCTTTCAGACTGGGTGGTTAAAAATGAAACTGTTAAAAGTAAGATAGGAGTAAAAGAGTTAAAAAAAGGCCTCAACTACTCACAAATACTACAAGATACTAGGGATGCTAAGTCAGATGAAGAAGTCCCAGATTTCGCTACAAGAGGGATAGTTGCAAGCAAAACAAGGCAAAGTAGGAAAGAGTTTGGACAAAGTATGGCAGGTATGGATGCTGCTGTAAGAAAGTATGTAGAAGATAATAACTTACTAGCAGATCCAAGTAATAAAGGCAAAGTAACTTTTGGGAATGCAGAAGATTATTTATCAGAAGAAGGTAAAAAACAGATTGGAGATATACGATTAGGTGTTTTTTCTGGTTTGGGTGGTGAAAACAGTTCCATTCTACCAAATTCATCTGAAACAATAGGGTATAATATAGGGTCTGAACAACTAGAAAAAAATGTAGATATTTACTATAATAATAGGAATAAGGGAGAGAATATAATTAAGTCAGTAGGAGCGTCTGTTGCTGTAACCAAAAAGCAAATTTCGGGCGGTGACATAGAGAATGCTCTAGAAAAAATGGGAGAAGAGGGGCTTATATCTAATGTAAGAGATATCCTAGGATTCATGGGTGGTTGGGGTGATATCGACACTGCAGAAGAGTACTCTAAATTTACGAAAATGTTAATCAACAAAGGAGTCGATATAAACGAACTTTCTGTTAATGTGTCAGCAGTAGGAAGTAAGCAGAGTTCAGAAGCCATGGCAAATATAGCAGAACAAATTACAAACAATAAAGAAGGTATAGATAGTTATAAAGCTGGCCTTGCTGCTGAAGATTTACAAAAAGCTAGAAGAATGTACACGGCAGCTTTTGACGGGAAAAAGTTAAGTGCTGAAGAAGAGAGAGCTGTAAATCAGATGGCCAACCAGCTTGTCGCTGAGGGCGGTGAAATTGTAAGTTATGATGGTGGTGAGCCCAATATGGGTAATAACGTTAAAGTAGACATCATGAAGCAGATAAACGATAAAATGGAGGATAACTTATCTAAAGAAAGTTCTGTATTTGGTGGAAAAGACTGGCAAGAAAACTTAAGACAATTTGTAAAAAAAGGTGAAGTAAGTGCCATGCAAGCGGCTAAACTTCAAGCGTCCCACAGAACACGGGACGCACTAGAAAAGTTTAAATTTACAGACGAAGAGGGCTACCTAAAGGTGGTCAACTATCCAAGATAATAAATGAAGATAACAAATCCAACTATAAATTTATTCGATGACTTCGAGCTTTTTCTGGAAGGGGTAAAAGTTCCTTTTGTTTCTGCAAACATATCAGAGAACGAAGTAGGGTTTCCGTCTTTAAATCTTTCTTTTGGGGCCGGTACTGGGGCACTAAGAGTTTTACCTGGAACTATCGTTCAGTTATTTGGCCCTAATACTACTCCATTAGGAAAGTCTGAATCTGTTCTAATATACGAAGGAGAGGTCAGTTCTGTGGGATACCAAAAAACAGACTCATCTAGATCAGTTAGCTTATCATGTACAAATTTATTAGTTAGGTGGGGAGACATAGAGCACGTCTCTAAAGACGTAGTTCCTTTTGACTCCCTAAGCTCCAGTGAGAATGGTATGTATAATTTTATAAATACGGAAACTGACGCTGGACAAGTAACTTCAAGCATGTTAAAGAACTCGGGTAATGTACCAGAAAAAACAACATCAGGTAGTTTTGAAAGTATAGCCATGTTAGGTGGAGTGGTAAGTACTATTGATCAGCTAATACAATCACACTCAGAGGGTGAAAATAAAGCGGACTGGCATTCTCTTCTTCGAGACATACTGACGAGTTTTGAAAGTACTGACTTATTTTTTCAATTCTTAAACTCTTCCATGGGTTTAAAGAATAGTGTAGTAGCTTTCCCAAATAAGTCAAACTTAGATGGCATGAAAAATGCACTTCTTTTAAAGGTTTTACAAACACTAGGTAAAAATGCGAGAAAAACAAGTTTACTGTATATAATAATGACGGTTTTAAATGAATTAAAATACTCACTACTAGCACCAGCATCACCAACTTCTGGATATTCTCCGTCAGGGGACAATACTAAGATACCTTTTAGATGTTTAGTAGCCCCTTCCCTTGAATGGGGCCCGCCAGCGTTATGTAATGTTTTTTTCTCAGACCAAGTTACGTCCTTTAGATATAATAGAGCATACCTGGGCGAGCCGACAAGATCTTATACTCAATTAACTTACAGCTACTCCCCAAAAAAGGGAGAGACGTACACAGATAGTACAATATATGCAATACCATCCGTTCCGACTGTATACGAAAATCCTACTTTATCCACGTCACACAATATAGAAGAAACATACAGAGGGATGCGTCCCCACAGAATGAAGTTAAATGATGTAAATATTACAGGGTTAGTCAAACAAGTAATTTCAGATGGGGATGACGAGAGGCCTACTACACGAGAAGACTACATAGGGAAGGGGTCTGAGGGCGTAAAAATAATTAGAGAGTTATCTCTTCAATCATTTGCTAAGCAAAAATTTTCTTCTAGGTCCCTCACATTAGATACAGTATGAAGTCCTAATAGATTTTGTGGAATGCCGGCAGTCATAATAGAGCCAGGAGCTCCTTCGATTGTTGGTGTAATAACTGATATAAAAACTGCTATTTCTGCACAAGGGGGCGCAAGAAGCTCAATTACTTTTAAAAATACCGTACTAATTTATGATGATAACTTCTCAGGGATATTCTCCCCACCATCCGGTAGTAGTGAAGAAGGGTCTTGAGAAAAATATGCTATAAATGACTTCTCCGCTGATATGATTCCCGTATCGTTTAGCGGGTACTTTGATAATGAGTTGTATAGTTATCGTAATGTAGGGACAGATATTTACACGTATATGCTTTTTGGAAAAATATCAGAGAGAAAGAAACTGCAGGATGATTCTGGGTACTCAAAAGAAATAAACGAAACTTTAAAAACTAGATCTAAAGAAAAGGACGGTCAGTTCATAAAAACTGATAGATACGATCAGTCTATCTTTAATTATATTCGCGGGAGTAAAAAAGATAGCTACCCACTTGTGTCTAGAGAGGGTTTTTCTCCGGATGATAATACTGAGTCGGAATCCCTAAAGTACAGTAAGTATCTTTACCAGTCTATAATAGAGTTAAAGAAACTGTATAAAAAAGTGGCTGGAACAACAGCATCTCAGTCATTTATGACCAGAGTAAACTACAGACCTATAATAACTCAAGCAGATTATTTAAACTTTATTGGTGCTCGTAATAACTACCCAAGTAACGCGAATACCGATTATAAACAACTTTCCACTATTTTACATGATATAAATATTCACAAGAAAGCAAAAGAAACTACACCGGATCCTGCAACAAATACTTTTGTAGTTACAGAATACGGAAGTGATGATAAAAGTTCTTTTACTGTGAATCAAGTAAACTTAAAAATAAAAAATTTAAAACGAGACATAAAAACATACGAAGATTGGATTATGGGAATAGAGAGTGACTATCTAGAAATGTTACTTCCACCAGTAATTTCTATGGAAAAATCAATAGAGCAGGCTAAAATAAACGCATCTTCCAATTCAGAGCTTATTAATTTGAAAAGTAAGATAAGCGAACAGCAGGAAAAAATATATAAGTGGTTGAAAGCTATAGCTTCTTTTAAAAGTAATAAAGTAGATAATACAAAAGACGCAGGCCCGTCTCAAGTAGAAGAAACTCTCAGTGAAAATATAGACAAACCTTACTCTTATGTAAGACTAAACCACGTATTAGAAGCATTTATAAGGAACTCAGAGCGTAAGTCAAATAAAATAAATTTAGTGAGGTAACAAATGGGAACTGGACTTTCAGAGCAAAAAAATATAATTGACACAGGAACAAATACCAAGAGTACTACATTCCCTCAAGCCATGAACAAGGTAGGAAGGGATAAAAATATTTTAATTCCATTGGTGAGGAAAGACTCGCCAACTCATTTAGCAGAGTCTATAAATTCTAACAATGAAGGTGTAGGTGCTTTTATAAATGTAAAAGAAGGAAGTAAAATAATGTATCAAACAAATAAATTTACTTTGCAGGCATTTTCATTTAACCTGCAAGAGAGATCACAAATATTAAACACTTTTGGATCATCCAGTGTATCTTTCTTCGGTGACTCAGCTAGAGTATACAATTTTTCAGGGGCAGCAGTTGATTATAGATCTACAAGGACAGGAAGAGAGCATGAATACTTTCACGGGAGTAGTTTAATAAAAATGTATAATGACGTCTTAAGGGGGACTCAATTAGTGAAGAACAATCAAATAGCATACATCACTATTGGCAATCACCAAGTTGAGGGATACCCTCTCTCCTTTAGTTCGACATACTCGTCTAATTCAGACAAGATTGTGACGTTTAATATGTCCTGATTAGTTACAAATCATAGTCTTTCAAATGGGGCTCCAGATGTTGTATCTGAGAGGGATTTACAAAACATGTATATACCGTCAGTTGACTTAGATAAAGTAACTGCCCAGTATATAAAAAAAATAGACTCTATCCTTGATCCAGTAGAGAACTTTTTAGTACTTAGTAAGTACACGGATAAAGTAAAAGATGGACAAGAAATTATAGAATTTATAAATTTTGGGACAGACTACTTTTTAATGGTAGACGATATGTTTAAAAAAATTGATCCTAACATAGACATAGTCAGAGAAATGAAGGAGAGAGCAGTGGTATGTAAAGACGCGATATTAAATTTTTATGATAATCCAGATTCATACTTATCACCTATACTTGGAAGTATGTGAGTATCCAAAGAAAGGGTAGAAGAGTCTTTTACTGGTATTTTATCAGGTATAGAAAGTATTTCGACCGACAAGGTATCAGATGTTATCTATGAACTTGGAGACGGGATCCGTTTATTGGGTACCCTTCCAAACAAACTATATTCTGTAAAAGCACAACATTTAACTCAATAATCACTCATAACTTATGAATACATATTCAAAACAACAGGAATTAGAACTTTTTAATAAGTACAAAGGTGGAGATAAGCAAGCCAAAATAGATTTGGTTCAGTCTCTAACTCCGATAGTCATGATGCAATCTAATAAATGGGCTGCATCTGGCTTACCAAAAGCTTACATAGAGCTAGAAGCAAAAAGATTAGTGGGGGAGGCAATAGATACTTACGATCCAACAATGTCGCAATTAAACACTCATGTAATTAATTATTTAAAAAAACTAAGCCGTAGTGTCATGAATTATCAAAACGTCGGGCATATACCAGAAAACAGGACATTAATTATAGGTAAATATAATACTGTATACGATAACTTAGAGGATAAGAAAGGTAGACCGCCCACTGTGGTTGAATTGTCTGACTCTATGAATGTTTCTATTGGGGAGATAGAGAGGTTACAATTAGAGCAACGTAAAGATCTATCCATGGCTGAGCTACAAGATTCTGATGATGCAGGAGGTTTTTATTTTTATGCAAGGAACGAAGATGTAGACCCAGTATTAAAGCAGGCAATACAGTTCGTATACTTTGATGCTGATCCTGTGGATAAAAAAATAATGGAACATACTTTTGGATTAAGCGGTATGCCCAGAATGACCGCTAAAAACTTGAGATCTAAACTTGGGTTAAAGGCTGGAGACATGAAAAGACGTCAAAATAACATTGCCAAGGAGATTAAAGGACTAATATAATGGCAGCACCGTTAGAAACACTTGCCCTAACTTTAGGTAACTTAGGGTTTGAAATAGATGATCCCTGTGATCCATCTAGTATTTTAGAAGTTCTTGCGGACGAGACAGCCAAGATGGTAGAAAGGGTGGAGGACGCTATAGATGACTTACTAGGGAAATCTGGAGGGTCGGTACTTGCAGCTTTATCTGTAATAGTTGCTCATATGGCAAAAGATGCAGCTAGGGACTATGTAAATGGTTTTGTTAGTGACTTAATGTCAAAGGGTTATGGTGCAGTTTTTGGGGCAGTTGCGGCTGCTTTAGGGTCTACAGTTAGAATAGAAATTATTATTCAATACTACGCGGTCCAACATTTAATGGCTGAGCTAGAAAAAAGAAAAGAACTTGGGTTTATACTAAAAAATGATGTTGCTTCTGTGGCTGCTGTTCTTTTAAATATAAAGAATACTATTCACGGTAGACAAGGTGACGACCCCTTTAAAGAGATAACTAGTAGTCAGCTCCATATAAAAAGGGCCGGTAAGATTGTTAGTGGGGAGATTAACAGGATGAAAATACAGAGTGGGTCTTTCCCAAGAATGTACTATTTAAAAACTGCATCAACTAACATTGAAGCTGCTATAAATTCATTGTCTGGAAATTTTTTTACAGAACTAAAAAAAAGAAAAGATGAAGTTACGCCTATTTTTACTAAGTACGGTATGGATGTTTCGTCTGTAGAAGTTTTATCCCCAACTTTACTGAAAAATAGTATACAAGACAGATTCTTTAATGTTCCGTCAAACCTAAGTGATTCTGAAAAAGAGGGGTATATAGAGGAGCAAAATACTGCCTTTACAAATTTTATGTCAGAAGTTACTCCGGTATTACCTAAAGATTTACAAACATTTTTATTGGAAAATTCTATATCAGGTGTTATTGATAGATTGGTAGAGTTAATGCCAATCACGGCTATTAAGTACACGAGAGATATGTTAAATTTAGGTAGTGGTCCTTCAAACAATTTCTCCAATCAAATAGGATCATCTCTATCAGGTAAGAAAGAAACTGAAAAGGCTATGAATTATATGAGTGACCCATCAAAAAATAAAACACATTGAAAGAGGATAATGGGGTCTATATCTGTAGCCAACGGGGCTATAACTTTATTTTTATCTAATTGAGGTATACTAAAGATTTTAGGAAGTTCCACTACATTGCTATTAGAGCCGGCTCTTAATACAATTTCTGAGGTAAGTGTTGATGTTAGAGGTTTCTTAGATAAGGATACAAAAACAAAGATGGAAGCTTTTGGAAAAAAGAGCTCGTGAGTAACTAAGCTTACTTCTGCACAAACACAGTTAAAATCTGTTATAGGAGAAGAAAAAGTAGATGAGGACGGGAATTCAATATTTTCACCTCAAGATGACTTAGAGTCCTTTGACGTAGCACAAGAAAGGTTCGAAGACTTAAGAATTTATATAAAAGATACTTTCAATAAAAAAGATTCCGCTAAAAATGCTTTTAAACAATCTCAAGTATCTCTAACCCCTGTTGGTATGGGTATAATGGGCATTGTTTTAGGCGGCATTAATTCTAAAACTATAGGTCAGTTACGAAGTATACAGAGTAGTATAACAAATCAAATAATACATGATGATGCTTTGTACGGGTATTGCTCAAACTTCATGTCTTCTGTAGAGCAGGTAAATGACTTCCCCGAATTAAAGAAAAAGTACGATGATTTAATATCCGGTATGCCCGATTCTATGAAAGGGCCTCTATCTCTTGGAAATATAAGTAATATAGTAGCTACACTCAGTGGAGACTCGTTGGAAGGCAGTGCTCTGGGAGAGCTTTTAGGATGTTTAAATGTAAAAACTATGGACGGGTTTCCAATAGGAGACCCTACTAGGATAATTAAAGAGAAGGCGCAGGAAGCATCAGCAAAGCTTATGGGGTTGGGAGAAGGACTTTCGGACTTCAAAATATGGAATGAAGATGCAGAAGACACTATGAATGAGCTAGAAGATGCATACATTTTAATAAATAAGCTATACACGCAAGTAAAAGACGTTATAGAAAAATTAGAGATAGATAGAACTATAGGAGCAAATTAGTTATGGGATTAGTAGATTTTAAGTTAATTGACTACGTGGGAACATCTGACAGAAGGATGACAACCTTTTTTCCCGGGACTCCTGAGCAAGTAGACGGAGTTTCTAACTTGATTCAAAGGATAATAAAGCGTATATTTACAATAGAGGGGTCGGATGCTTTTAATACAGACTTGGGAACAAATTTTTACGGGTTGTTTACCGCACTCTCATTAGATGAAGTAAAACAATTTAAAAATACTTTCTCTATTCTTTTAAAGGACGTAGAAGAAGAACTTATAAATGAACAAAATGATTATTCAAACTTATCAGACTATGAGACATTACAGGAGCTATCTGTGGAGTCGATAGAGTACGACGAAACTTTTGGTGGGTGGCTTATCACGATAAATGTTTTAACGAACGCAAACAACTCAATACTAGTGACAGTCTAGAGGACATTATATGCCAATAAATATTCCAAATTATATAAGAAAAAGAATACAGGAGTTAGATAATACAATAGACGTACGTGAGGGTAGCGTTATATCAGATATTTTAATTAACCCTTTAACTTCAATACTAACGCCATACCAGTTAGATCATGAAGAATTTCTTAAGAACCAATCTTTGACAGATATTTCTAAGTTAACTGAAGAGGAGTTAGATGCTATTGCCTCAAATTATTTAATAGAAAGAAAATCTGGTAGTTTTTCATCTGGGTTTATAAACATATATTTTTCAGCCCCTAGGTCAGTAGGCCTGCCAAAAGGTACTATGTTCACGGATACATCTGGCAGTTTAAAGTTTGAGACAGTAACAGAATTCAATATAACTAAATACCAGATGAGTCAGAATACATCGGACTACCCAAACTATGATACAGGTAAAATTCCAGTTAAATCTGTCAATCCAGGAAATGAGTATAATATGAAGGCCGGTACTATTACAAAATCCAGTAGTCTTGGATTCACTCCATTATATATAACTAACGTACAAGCTTTTACTGGTGGGGTACAACATGAAGACAACGAAAGTTTTTTAATACGGTTAAAAGATGAGATAAACAATATTTCACTAGCATCAGCATATGGCATAAAGTCTAAGTTGAAAAGTTCTTACTCCAGTATTGTAGACATAGAGGTAGTTGGAGCAGGACATCCGTTAATGAAAAGGGACTTAACAAACCTTGTAGAACAAGTATCTTCTTACGAAGAAGAGGATTTTTATTTAGTTTATTCTGGTAAGCATGACGGACTATACGATAAAAAACATGCAGCATACTCCGATGTATTTGTAGATATAGACGAATCAGCAGACGTTGCCTTTCCAAACCCAGCTGGGTGAATAAATGAATTTTCTGATGCTATGTATGAAGGTTTATACAAAAAAAATGATATAGAATATTCTAGACAAGATCAATTTGTCTTAGTTAGAGAGTACTTTAATTTTATAGGAGGGGCAGAAACAGCTAACGTACAAGAAGAGTTACAGATGCATTTTGCAACTGTACTTAATTCAGGACAGTGGCAACTTCACGATGGAATTACTCCTAGTAATACGCTAGCATATTTAGATGAAATAGGTCTTGGGTATGATTCTGGCGCAGAAACAGGAGTTTTAAGGTTAGGAAAGTCATTAAGCCAGGATCCAGATTCTCCAGATTATACAGGAGATATACAAGTTGGGCTAGCTGAATTACAAAACATATACTCCTTAGTTGGGTCGGTAATGGCAGGAACAACTGATGCTGCATATGAAGAATTATCGAGTATGATAAGTAATGAAAACTATAATAATTTAGCCCCTATTTTTCATAAGCCTTTGTCTCAGCATACCGGTACTACAACAACTTGTAGATTTAAAACAAACGATAAATCAGAGAACGGGGAGATGTCCTATATTACATCACTTAGAAACTCTAGCCCACATTTACCACATGATGGGTATGGAATAGCTTGGAGAAAACAACCAGGATTTTTATTAAGGATGCAAAATAATCAAGTCTTAGGTCCTGGGGAATTCTTAAACGATCCTAACGGAGCTACACATGAAGACAATGATAACAACAAAGGAGAAGCTCAATAATGCCAGTTTATACATCAAAAGATCCGTACAGCCCTAATTACATGGGAGACCTAGCTATGTTTGCAGAACATACTGGAATGACTGTACAAGAAGCATCTGGATACGTAGGGAAGATAAAAGAAAACAAAAATTTTTGAAAGTACAACGTGTACTTAGTAGATAATGATATCTTACAAGAAGAGGTATGGGTAGGTCATGATCAGATGTTTGATCAGACATCTGGTAAGAATCAATTTCTACAAGCAGCTAAATCGTGGATAGAACCTAATAAGTGGTATGATTTTCAAATGAAAGTTTGGCCAAAGATGGCTACCAAAGCTTGAGTATTTGACTCAGAAGAATTTACAGAGTTTGCGGATAACACCGCAATAATAGATAGAGGGCAAACATACCCTCCTTACATACCCGTTGCTAATGGGGAACACTTTGGGTTATCTGTTGCACAAACTAGAAATTCTGAGTGGTACTACGACAACTTAATTATTGAATCTTTTGAAGAAACATTCCCTATGCAGTTATTTAAGTTTAAACTGGATAGCTTAGAGTTTCCGGATACTGGCCCTTTAACCATAGACTATTATGGTGTCGGGTATGACCCTGTATTGTATGCTGCAGAGTCTGATAAAGCAACTTATCCACACAGTAAAGTGAAGCTTGGTATTTGGAATGTTAAGAACTCCGAGTGGGAATCTTTAGGTTACCATTCACACACAATAGACGACGATAGGGACTTACAAAAAATACAAGCATCTGTAGAACCAGTTAGCTGATATAAGGATGACAATGGATTTGTAAGCTTGGCTGCAACCGCCGCTAACTCGGGGCCTGACTTTGAATACCCAGGCGCTGACTTAGACAGAGACGTAGAGCACTCTCTTGTTACGTATTATATAAAAGTTTCAAATACTAATTTAGACGGCATACACAGAGGAAACTCTACTGACATTTACGTCCATGACCCTAGTAACTATCAAGTAGGTACAGCTACTGGTACTGTAAATGACAGTAATCAAATAATTACAAATAGCATATCTTCTTTTGACCCTTACGTTGTAGAGATACTATCACTGACAGAGCATTACTCTCAAGAAGAGTTTGATCCTTCATCCTACACAGTGTCTATGGTGGACAAATCATTAGCATTTTCAAACAAGGCAAATTTTTTAATACTATTTGAAGAGGATAGCGTTGGTACAGAAGTGGATATAACCTACAGACACTGATCTTTTGGGTCTTCTGCTAACTCCCTAATAACTGGAGAAAATTTTAAATTCCCAGCATCTGATATGCTAGTAAAAGCAATGCCTCCTCATATAATTCAAATCAATGATTTAGAATATTCTGGTGGTATAGACGAAGTACTTATGAAAGATAAGTTTAAAGAGTATATTAACTCACTAGAAGGTACTTCATTTGATAAGTCTGACTTTGTAGACTTATTATATACTAATGGTGCTACTTACGTAAACTTAGACATGGACGTATCAGTGAAGTATTTTAACACTGAATTTGAGAGTGATACTATAGAATTAAGTTCTCAAACATATGAAATGTCTTTAACTCAAGTTGGGAGATTCTATGCTAATGACGATAGTGTAGAAGGAATATCACAGGTTTAGGATGTTTTCCCCAGACCCAAATATTAATGTTTCAGCTCTATGGGATATATTAGGAACTTTTTATGGTAAGCTTGATAAAGAAAGTAAGGAAAGAATAGAAGCTTTTTGAACTGCACTGTTCGAAGGAACAGAAGGATTAACATATGATCTGTATCAATCTAATCTTACTCAATATTTAGATCTATCAAGAGGGTACATAGAACATGGTCACCAAATTTACGATATAATTTTTGAAGGTGACGAGAAGAACACTATAAATATGATTAGTGGTCTCCACTATTACAAACTGCCAGGAGACAATATGTACTTGTCAATTCCTGAATTAAGTGGTATAAACACTGGGCAAGTTTTACAAGAAGGCACGGATTACGAGATCCATAACTTACACTATTTAAAATTTTTAACCGATGTAAATTCTTATGAAAACAACGGTAACGAATACACCACTGCCAATAGTGGGATAAACTTGGATACAAATCAGATGCCTGGTAACTACGGGGAGTCGTACTACTCTGTTGAGGGAATAAGTTTAGTTCCGTCATTAACCGGAGTATTTTTCTCAGCATTTGGTGATCCTAACCCAGAAAAAATTATACTTAGTGGTCGGTACGAACCCTTTGTAAGCGGGTGGCATGAAGAGAATAAGAATTACCTAGAGAAAAAGAAGGAGTGGGCTTTACATTTAACTAAGCTAACCCAGGCAATGTACTCGACATCTAAAAAACATCCTACCTTAAAAAATTTACAAAACTTGTACTCTCTTATTTTAGGTGTGCCTTTTAGTTATGAGTCTGGAGTAGTAACTAATTTAACTAGTAATTCTTCCAATAACTACATTACTATATCCGGATTGACGGGGGACATAGTTTATGAGGTTACTAGTGACTCTCATTTCTCCCCATCAGTAGGAGATACTGTAGATAAATTCTCTTCATTGGTATCAGGTGTGTCGATGTATGATTACAGTAGTGACCCCTCTATGATATCTGGCATACTTACAAGAAACGGAGATACATTTAAAGTGACCACATCCTTAAAAGAAGCGGGAGATGATGGATATTACGACGGAGGTAAAAATCAATTTTCTATAAATGGCGAAAAAAGAAAATCTATTTCATTAGTCAGAAGAAAACGCTATAAATTTGAAGTTGAATCCAATAACCACGCTTTTTACTTCTCATCAGATGTTAGAGGCGGGTACCCATTAAGGGACGAAGAAAATAGATTAGTTGAAAACGGGAAGTCTGAAGTAGGGAATGTGTTCTTTACTCCATTGAAAGACACTCCAAGTACGGTTTATTACCAGTGTGCCTATCATGAGAACGAGGGAGGTAAAGTAAATATTATAGACGACGAGAGTCGATACTTAGGAGACGTATCAAATCCACAGGAGTTTTACCATACTTTGGGTATACAAGTTACCAACCGTGTGAAGGACGTATTTAAAGGCCACAAACTCTTTATAGATAAATTTCTTACTGACAGGGTACCTCCTGGTTTAAAAGCAAATGTTTTTAATTTACCTCCGGAAGTAGTTACTTACTCAGATTATGAGTGGTATGATCCAACATCATCTTCAGCAAATATTTTACTTTCGGGCTTGGTTTCTGACCCTGAAGACGATATATTAAATTATAAATGAGAGCTTGTAGAACCAATAGAAAGTTATGGGGGTTCTGACTTAGGGGTGACTATAGCTAATGATACAAATTTAGAATCGTCGGCTATCGTCTCTAACGTACCACCTACTAACAGGCTATATAAATTTAAATTGACAACTTACGATTCAGATAATTCAGTCGAAACTGAGCATTTGGTAAAAGTATCTGGTACAAGCGAGTGAACAACTTGGGGAGAAGACGGATGAACACTGTGAGATGCAGAACTACCTTATGAAGATTTACCTTAATTTAGATAACGGATAAGAAAAGATATGGCAAATATAACATTAATTACGTCAGGGATGACTCCTAGAGAAGGTATGAATACTATGAATAGTAATATGGCTAGTATTGATGCGGACTTGGATGTATTCGACGTTGACAACGCGACTTCAGAAACTTACGAAGCTATAGGTCCCAACGCCCCAGCTAGCAGTGTTTTAGTAGGTACGAGTGCAACACAAACCTTAAAAAACAAAACTATTACATCTGAAAATTCAGTAGATGATTTAGGGGTTTCTGGCGATAATGCACTAAATATAGGTAGAAAAGACTTACACAGCACACTAATAAAATTTGATTCACCGGAAGATAACGACAACAACTATTCATCTTACGAGATGGCTGTAGATGATACAAATGAAGTAAGTGTAATTACGGTGTCAGGCTCTAATGGCATAACGACAGACTGAACTCCAAATCAACCACACGGAACTCTAGAGATATCTCTTGACTCAGATGCACAACTTGTAAAGACCGGGCAAACTTTAACTTTTGGAGAAGGGAATACTTTAACGTCTGGATTTAAAATGGATGTTCAAGGTCAAGTATTGATGTCAGAAAACCTATCCATAGGGAACGATGTTACGGGCGTGTCCTCTGATCCACTAACTATATATGACTCTAGCGATAATCTTGCAACCTTCGAAAGTTCAGATGCTAGTTCTTACATAACAATAAAAAATTCTTCTTATAAAGCAGTAAAATTTTCAGATAGTACTGAGACAAAATCTTACGTAGGTAGGCATGATGACGGTACTTTTAGGATTATACAGAACTCTTCGTTTGGTAGTACTGATGGTATAGTAATGAGTACCACCGGTAATGTCGGTATACAAACTTCAAGTGGTTTAGATACTTATAAACTACATGTGTCTGGAGACACTAAAGTAGACGGAACTCTTCTCTCTACAGGTAATGTAGATTTTGACAGTGACTTAAACGTAGATGGTAATTCTTCATTAGTTGGAACTCTGGAAGTTACTGGTGCAACAACTTTATCAAATGACTTATATGTATCTGGTAATCAAGGTATAGGTACTACCTCTCCTACCGTTAGTGGTCTAGATATAGACGTGACTAGCGCTAATGGAAATATTATACGAGTAAAGAATAGTGGGACAGGTTCCTTTATATCTTTCGAGGACCAGGGATCCACAGCTAATTACAATTGGATAGGAGCAACAAGCAACAACTTAATTTTTAGAGCAAATAACGAAGAACGAGTCAGGGTAACATACAACGGTAAAGTAGGAATAAACGAAACTAACCCACAACAAACTTTACATGTTGGTGGACAAATTAGAATAGAAGATACAGACGCTAGATTAGAAATACATGATACTACTGGGGATAACTACAGAATACAAAACCAAAATGGTACTTTAAAATTTATAAATAGTACTGACTCCGATAGGGAAGATATTGCTATTACTGGGGGCGGTCGGGTAGGTATTGATAAGTCAGTTCCGGAGGGTAAGTTACATGTATACTCCTCGGCATCAGAATCCAATGATGTATCAGCAGTTTTTGAGGGTGATGATCATTCAATAGTACGGATTAAGGGAACAGGACAAAGAACTATAAACTTTGTAAATAGTAGTAGTGATACTAACTGGATGATTGGGATGGATGACTCCAACGGTTCCGGAGGAAATGCATCAGACTATATTATTAAACAAGGTGACAATGTAGTGCCGGAGTTTATAGTTGATACATCAGGTAATATAGGTATCAATACTAATAACCCTGAACGTAAACTTGATGTTAATGCAACAAACTTAAATAATGCCTTCAGAGTAAGGGACTCATCGTCATATATAATGACTAATACTATCGGAGGGTCCCCTGTTTTAGAGATGCAGGACGACACAGGATCAGCTTTTATAAAGTTTATAAAAGGATCTGATACAGAAAACGACGTATTTTTACGTGCATATGATGGAAAGATAGGAATAAGTAATAATCAAGCTGATTCACCAGATGAGTTGCTCCATGTTCGTGGAAATATAAAAGCTGATGGGTTTACAGTTGCCGGAACTCTTACTATCGGTACTTTAAACGTAACTGAGGCTTATACTACTAACGATATTACAGTAAACAATGCACTCTCTGTAAATAACTTAACTAAGTTAAGCGGACAAACTGATATTGGGGTATACTCTGATCTACAGTTTCAGCCCAATAAAGACATAAAAGATGTAAGAAAGGTAACTGCTGATCAGTTTCAGGTAAACTCAAGTAATGATGTTCCTAATTATTGTGCCCCATTTACCACGATAATTGTTGAGTATAGCTCCGGAAATTCAAGAAAATTTGCTGATGATACATCACCTGTTCATGGAAGGATAGGCTGGTCAGATACAGACAACGCTACTTCAATAAATGCTCCATTTAATGGGACAGGCTCTTCATCTAAGTATACTTACTGACCTAAATCTGGATATTATAGAATAGTAGCTAATGTGGGAGCAAATTATACTTACTCCGGAGATGATGCAAAGTCGTACATAAAGGCATTAGTAGACAATACTACGGTAGGAGTATCATACTCATCTGATTATAATAGTAATGGTAATACTGTTCAGTATTATTCACTTCACGGGGTGTATCGTTGCACATCCTCTGGATTTAAACAACTTACTTTTAAACTGGATGACAGGGATCATGTAGATTTTTGTATGTTATTTAATTGTACAGTAGAATGAATAGCACCTTTATAAAATAGGAAGATAAAAATATGAGAATAAAAATACCATCAGGAACAGTACAGAATTTAGAGAAAGTATTTGACGATCTTCAGGTAGCTGTACAATCAAACTTGTCTAAAAGACTGAATACATTATTTAATTCTTTTGCAATTCCAGTCGACTTGGTAAACGGGGACGTTTCTATATCAGACTCTACTTTAAAAGTTTTTTCACAGCCAACATCCGGGGTACCAACACAATTTTTAGTTCAACCAGGTAAGGCATTTTTTAGTAATGGTAACCTACTAAATTTAGAATCAAACACATATTTTTCTCTCCCGGAATTAGGGATAACTACACAAGCTGATACTATATATCTTATAAAAGGATCATTCCAAGAAGTAGGTAGTAACCCAGTGTCAGCAATGAATGCTTTTTTATATGATACTTCGGGAGAAACTCCTTATTCTAAAAGAAACACTTTATATACCGATTCATTCATACCTTCTATTAAAGTATTGGTTTCTGGGGATAACCTAAATTCATCTTTAATTGTAGACCCATTGAATGAAGTTCCATTAGCAATAGTAAAAACTGATAGTACTGGAAAATTAATTAATACGAGTACTTTCACATTTCTTGACTCATCGAGTAAAACATGGGTATCTGATTCAAATGGTGTTATAGACTTGAGATCTTTATCCTCACTAAAAATATCAAAGAATGTTCTTGACGAGAATGATGTAATTTTAAAAGATAGGGATTCTACAGGAAATTTTAAACAGCAAGGTAAGGTTGAGTTTGGTGATGATATACTTGTATCTGACGATGTTTTTATTGTAAATAAAAGCGAAGGAAAGGTTGGGATAAAAACTGGTACTCCTACTTCAGAGCTAACAATTGATGGTAATATAGAATTTACTCCTAGTACGTCGAGACGAGTATATATGGGTGGGCAAGCAGAAGCCACTTTTGGAGTTGCTTATTCTACTGATATGCCAGATCACGGTATTTTTTATACGGAGGGTTCTCCTGATATTATAAACCTGTCCCCTAATGGAAGTTCAGTTGCTGGGGTAGTCACCGTTACTGGTGATGGGAAAGTAGGTATAAATAAAACAAACCCTGATGAAGCATTGCACCTAGAAGGAAGTATTAGGGGCGACCAAGATGGCGGATCAATAAGAATTCAAACAGCAAGTGGGTGGACAAATATCGGTTCACAAAACAGTAATTGAACTCACATACAAACAGATAGAGAGAGATTTTATTTTAATAAAGAAGTAGTTGTAAATACCGGAAAAATCAGTTCTTATGATGAGAATTTAGTTTTGAAGGCTGACTACGATAACTCTATAACGGACAATCAACTATATTTAAAAACAGACGGGTCTATTGGTGTTGGGTACGTACCATCTTCTACAGATATATCATCTTTACATATTAAACAGACGTCTGACTTGTGGAAAGCTTTGACTATCCATAACGCTGATGATACTAGTTCTATTAGTGTATATACTGGAACAAGCGAATCATTTATAGAGACAGACTCTACCTCAAATTTAGTAATTAAAACTGGTAGTAATGACAGAATTTTAGTAAGATACCTTGATGGCCATGTGGGAATTAATAATCTATCTCCAGATGAAATGCTTCATGTTATCGGAAACATAAAATCATCGGACACTATTTACTCAAAAGATGCAGACTTGTCTGGAAATCTTACAGTGAATAAGTTAGGAACAATACAGAATTTAACTGGAGGGTTTGCACAGTTACAAGAAGTTAACATTGTTGGGGACGGCGGACTTTCAGTTTCTGGGGGGTCAGCATCTATACAAACGTTATATAATGCATATGGGACAATAGAAAATTTAGATGTTAGTAACTCATCAACAATAAATGAAGCATCAATTAAAAGTTTGAGCGTTCCAACTGCATCTGGTCAAAACTTTACTAATATGGGTGCAGGATTTGATAGGTCTGGAAACCTGGCTTTAGGGGTTAACAAGCCTATAAACACTGAAAACTCTAGACTTTTAGTAAAAGGTGACACTAGATTTTTTAATGACTCTGGTAGTGCAGCCAATTTTAATCTTGGTGGCGTTGCAACTTCTGGTGGATTTAACTTTCAGGTCAATGGATCAGATATGGAAGTCACAGGCCCTGGAGGACACGTTGCTTCCTTTAGAAGCTTAGACGGAGTTTTATATTCTCCTAAAATTCTAGCAGACGATATAGACTTAGTCCAAGACCCAACATTAAGCGGTACCCGTACCTTTGGGTGGGGCTATGCTAACATGAGTATACTTGATATTGATGCTAATGAAGTTAGGACGGGTGGAGCAAGTATAGGACAATCTTCTGAATTTACTGGAGTGACGACTTTACATGACGCAGTTATATATGGACTTACATTAGGTGGAGGCGATGAAGGATCCAATGTATATATAAGTGGCGTTACAAATGAAGAATTTTATCTAGGTCTTGGAACTGATAACCAAAGAATGGTAGCTACGGTAGCAGGAACCCCAACAACATTAACAAATTTCAGACTGTATGATATATACCCGACATCTAATAAAGAAGAGCAGGCTGGATTTGTGTCATTGAAGTGGAATTATGATGGATTAAGTTTTGTAGCAGGTCAAGCTCCGTCAGTAGGGGGAAATACCGTGAAGCTTACCCATTTTACTATGTCTAGCAATGATTTACTACTAGCTTCTGGAAAAACATTGTACTTAGAAGAAACATCTAATTCTTATGAGATATTGTCTATAGTAGATAATAGTACTGACATTGAAGTTACAATAAGAGGAGTCTTCTCACAAAGTGACCAAGACTCTGCAGCTACTGCTCGCATTGTAGATAGACATGTTACTGATTATGTTTTAAAATGTATCGAGTTAGATTTAAATACATCACAACCAACTGGGTATGTAGAAACATATATGCTAGATTCTGAGTTTGTAACTAACCCAAATTATATCGTAAAGTTAAACTTAGGAAAAAGATGGTATTTTGAATTAAAGGGTAAAAACTCTTACTTAGAAGGTAGCTTTGAAAGAATGCCAGCAGGTACATATGATCCTGATCATGACGGGGTAGGCTATGTTTCTTACTCACAAAATTACTTACATGAGCTGCCGGACATAACCACAGCAGCGGGTATATCTTTAACGAGCAGTGTATTTGGATTTAATATTGAGATTGTGGGAAGTGGTTGGTACGATTCGACAGATGATCAAAATAGCGCGCATGAATTTGAAGTAGTTTACTCAAAAACAGAGAACCCCTCTTTTTCTGCATCTGATACAAGCGTCACAAAATTTATAACTGGGAACAAACTTACTCCTGTTACTACTAATACGCCGTCTATGTGGTACGTAAAGGTTAGGCCTTTACAGAATAAACAACCCGTTGGAACAGAACTTTACAGTGATATAGTCAGTGGTGGTGGTGGTATAGCTCCTGGGGACCAGATTTTGGTGCAGATGCCTGTGAATGTTACAGTAGTTTCAGGGTTAGTAACCAAAGACGTAGGAACGGGAGACGTTACTTTTAATGCTTTTGATAAAAATGGGGATGAAATTACTATGGGTAACGGCGAACAGACTGGTAAGGATATTATTATAAAAGACTCCACTGGTAGTACTAATAAGGGAGAAACAAAAATTAACAGGCACTCAACAACCTTTAGCGCATAGGAAATAGATATGGGATTTACACAAAAAATGGTTTTAGATAGTGAGCCTTCTGGGCTTACAACCGGAGATAAGTGGTTTTCAGGAATTACAGAAGGAGCTAGAGAGTTACATAGAGAAAACTTAACTGTTGACTTTACACTCACTAGTATTACTTTTGATTGTAAGGGAGCAGACGGAGTAAGTGGGTCTGATCCAGCAATTATACGAGTCTACCAAAGTGGTCAAAAGTCTATGGCGGCTATACTAGAAGTTTCTGGTACCGGAATTTTTTCTCAGTCTATAAATGTCGATATCACTGCTGCTCAAGGATCAACAAGAACTATGATTATTGATGCCTTTGACCCCGATGATACCTCACCAAATAATGATTGTGCATTTACTGGCAGTATTTCCATAACAGGAAAGCCGAAAATATCAGATAATGGTTAGTAAGTCATGGCTTCTTATAAGGCTAGACTAGACAAAAGTGGTGTAATGGCCTCCATATATAATTCTAATAGCATTAGAGTTGATGTGGATGTGACTGATAAGTATGGTTTTTATGAGTTTAAAAATTTAGTAACAGGTCCATACCTAATAAAATTTTATGGTATGGGGTACTCGTCAGATGACAATATAAATATTAGCATAGTTGACGAATTCGATGCAGAGGACACAGCTCCTTTAACTTTTCAAACTCCACCTGCTTTAGGCGTTACAGAAGGTAACCCATTTTCAGGACAACAGGGGGAAGGTAGTGAAGGTATATTTGCATTCAGTAATCTACAACCATCCACAGGAATCTTAGGTAAAGTAGATATTTTTTATAAATTATCATCATCCTCAGATTATAATGTCCTATTTTCTTTAAGTATAGGAGACGATACTCCCGGTTATGATAAAGCAAATGGATTGCTAGAGACTGACTTTCCAATAGAATTGGTAGATAAGCCCTCTACTTATGATTTCAAAGTTTTCTTTTTTAACCCTTCCAGTGAGCCAGCTTTAAATTCATCCAACGACACTATTACTGCAGATGACACATCTATAACCTTTAACGGTATTCCAGATTTAGACGAGTACATAGGAGTAACAGGTGTAGAAGTCAGTAACAGTAATGCTGCTGGCACAAAAGTACCTACTAATGAAATTATAGTTACATGGGATGACATGTCTAATGAATCTGCTGGTACTTACGAAGACGCATCCGGTAGTTCTGTGACCGTATCAGAAAATCAGTTAAAAAATATATCTTCTTATATTGTATATATGTATGTGAGTGCTGGTACTTCGCCCCCTTCAAACGGTGAAAATTATCCTAATAAAACAGAAACTAATGGAGAGTGGTACATGCTGGATACAATTCATTCTAGCCAGCAGAGAGCCAGCCTAAGAGTTCCTCAACAAAAATCAGTTATGCTGTGAATTGGTTTTCTTACAGGAGGGACTTCTTCGTCTACTACAAGTAATGAGTACAACTTCTAGTGGTTCTAAAACTACAGTTGTACAGAAAGCAAAAAATACGTATATTTAATTATGTCAAGTACAACAAATTTATTAGCAGTCCCAGGCGACGATGATGTCGATTTGCAAACACTTAAAAATTTTGCACTAACAGTTAGTTGGGCTAGTAAAGCTATACTAGAGGTTTTTTATGATGAGGTGTTAAGACATGAATCTTCGCCAGGAGACTTGGTAGTCAACGGAGGGGAATTAACCACTCCAGTGACAGCTTCGTCTTTAACTTCGTACACTTGGAATTCAAAATATTTTCCTTTAGTCTCGGGTACAGAATCTTTAACAAAAGCTACAATGGATATTGGTGCAACTACTTATGGATTAGGCAGTGTAAAAGTTGATGCAACTTTAAACTCCGGCTTAAATTGGTATACTTGGTATGATACGGATACAGCGGGAACAGGGGGAGACTACCCCGACGGATTTTTAAACAGGAGTAAGATAGAAAAAACAGCAGATACGGTTTTGACTTCTGGCCAAACAGCTGCTATAAGGGTAACTATTACAACTGACTCATCTGGGTTTGGCGGAGCAGTTGATTATGTTGCATTA